AGTTAATGTTCCATCCCCAGTTACAGCAAATTGTAGTTGGTCTGCGCTATCTGTAACTTGAAAAGCGTTAGAAGAACCAGTGCCGTTAAGTTTTAGCACCACTTGATTTTCTTCGGATAAAAGCGTTGTCTTCCCACTACCTCCTGTAATAGACATTGTTTGGTCATAGCCCGAATTATTGTAGCCAATGCTTAGGGCATTGGATGTCTTGTCAGTCGTTAAATATTGAACAGTCATACTACCGAATCCTGTAGTATAAGTTATTACCGCAATTATTACATCATTACCATCTGCATAGTCCGGTATTCTGTTTGCTGTATTAGAACCATGAGGAATAATTTTCAATCTATTTGCTTGTGCTTCTGCAACATCAGCAACTAATAAATGACTAACATTGGCAGGACTAGTAGTAAAAAGAGAAGCATCGAAGTTCTTAGCGTCACATGGAAAAAGATTTCCATTAGCAAAAACAAAACCGCTAGTTACTTGAATTACATTTCCACTACCTGCTTGAGTTATATTAAATCCATTAGTAGTCTTTACTGCATAATTCCCTCGCATTCCCAATGATAGCGATTTGATTAAACCACTATGAGGAAAATCTACTGCATCTGTTATGTGGCCTAGTGTTCCACTTGTTCCGGCTGTGCTAAATCTATTCGGGTTTGTTAATGTCATTTTATTCTACCTCTAAAAATATAAAAAATTCTATTGTATCATTTGAAGAGAATGGCCCAATTCCATCAAAATTTTCTCTAAACAACATATTAGAACTTGCGTCAAAAACTCCAACTTCTCTAAGGACTTGCCCCGTCATGGCCGCAGTTGCGCCACTAACTGTTAGTTTTATTTGAACAACATTGGCATCGGATTGGGTAGCCGTAGCGGTAGCGGTCGCTACAAGAGGAACATCTAAATCTGTTTGAGAAGAAAAGGTAGAGTTTCCACCTAAGCCAACCTTACCGTTATTTACTAGGCTGACCAAATGCGTAGCCAACAAATTCTGCATTTTTTCAGTTATCAAAATTCTTCCTCCAATAATGTAGTAAAAGTGGTCACTCCTATATTCAGTGCATTGGTATTTGTATTTAGCGTTTCCGAATCTGTCGAGTTAGTTCCCAATGTAAATGCTCCGGCAGGGGTTGATTTTTTCTGTATTTTAAACTTGATAGGTTTTACATTAATTTCTTCTATAAAATCAAAAATATTTTGATTATCATTAAATGAGTCTTCTCTTATTTTATTATTTACATTTCTATTTTCTATCGCTAGTTCAGCAAATCTATCTTCTAATCCTTTGGTATAACTTCCTAACTCCAAGTCCATAGTTCCTCTAAGGTTATGTTGTATTTCTAAAACAATGAACTCGCTTTTAGGTATGTTTTCTTCGGGTATTTCTACCGTAATAATATCACCAACTCTAAGTTGAGAAACTCCTTTATGCCCTACATTTATCTTTAATCCAAAGCCTTCATCGTTGTGTATTCTAAGAAGTTCGGTTGCCCTTTTATCAACATCTTCTTGAGTAATTAATTCATTTTCAAATACTTGTAAAGTTTTCCTGCCTTTCTTTTCTATGCTTCTAAGTTCTTTTCGTATTGCTCTATGGGTTCTACCAAATACTATAATTTCATTAAATAAATCGAATTGGCTTTTTTCTCTACTGTAAGAGTAAATCCTAGTGTCTGTATTTGCTGTGGTAAAAAGTATGTTAGGGAAGAAGTTAGAACTCGCAGATTCTTCAACTGTAAATTGTTCATTATTTTCTATTAAAATTTTGTCTTTTTTATTCATTAAGAATTTTATTGCAGAAAATAAATCCACTCCTCTATAATTAGGAGCAACAAAGTAAGGATAGGTTGATTCAGTTAAATTAAATTCAACATCATTTTCCTCTAGTATTTCATTGATTAGTTTATCAGCATCTTGACAAACGGAAACAGCAGAACCTATTATTGCTCTTTTTGCATTTATGCTATCATTAGTCCCCACTAAAACATCCATAGTCTCGGAAACAGAAACTATACCTAATAATTCTTTTTGATTTTCAAGGGTCATTTCAAAACCAATTTCATTACCCGCATCAGTGAAATCTACTGTTGTAAAGTTATTGTTATCCCCATCACTAAAGTTCATCTGCAACTTACCTTCTGTCATTATATTATCTTTCATATTGACAGGATTTGTAATCACTATGTTATTTTCACTAGTTTGTCCATCTACATCTACTGCTACATACATGGAAAGAACCCCCTCATTGTTTCCTTCATCATTCCTACTGCCTAATTTATCTCCGTAAATGAAATTATTTATTGTAGTATAAGTTAAATTATCTTTAGGTTTTTTTGTATATTGTGAAGATAGTTGATTTAATCTAATTTTTTTAGGACTAAAATCATAAAAACAAGTATGGTTAGGTTGCATTATCCTAAATGTTTTCAATCTACTTGGGTCTAAAGCAGACGATTTTTCTGAAGGGAAATTACCACTTACTGTTAATATATGAGTTCTGTCTCTTCTTGTCGTGTCTATTTCATGTGATATAACATAGAGAATATACTTAGGAGTTCCTAAATCAATAGATGCGTTGTGTGAAAGCACATTATCTATTGACCTGCTTCCCCCCTTATTTGCTGTTTCGTAGTCTTCTACCCCTCCATCTCCATCATCAACCTTAACTTCTTCCGATACCAAATAACATCCTGTTAAGTCTACATGGCTTAACCAAAGAGGATTATCTGCTCTAATGTGGGTTTCACTAGTATTATTGCTACCTGCGTTGGTGGTTAAAAAATAATCAGTGAATGCTAATACCGTGACATCGGTTCCATTAGTTGCTTTTTTAGTCCCTACTTTATTTCTACTAAATGTAGTATCTGCTGTTCCCGATATTGTAGCATTGTTAGACATAGTAACAGTATCGGGCGTTGGGAATGTGCTGATTTCATGTGTTCTGGTAAAGAAAGGAACATTAGGGCTATCTACATACAAATAAACTTCACTACCCCCTCCTAATGAAGTAAACTCTTCGTCATCATGAATTCGATTATCTGTGTCTTCTAATCTAGCGGCTGTTGCCGTTACAGTATTGAAGACGCAAGGCGTTTTAAAACCTACATCAATTCTTAATGTCGGCTTGAATCCACCAAACACACCATCTGCATCATCATCATATTCTTTATCTGTATTAAAATCAGTAGGCGTTCCCGACGCAGGTCTTCCTCCATTGAATCTGTCTGTGCTAAGTGTTTTAGTGGCGAAACCTATTTGGTCGCCAATTACACTTCCTTCAGTATCTCTAGTTCTAGTTACTGTAGATAATCCATATCTAATTTCTTGCTTAATACTACCATCTATGTTTAGGTTTCTAGCAGAACCAATTTTAGTAGCGGCCATGCCAATATCTACTTTAGCCCCATTGCCTCCGGTTATTCCCCACCTGTCTAAAAATACAGGAATAAAACCTTGATATTTTCTAACAGTCGCTTTATGAACCATATTTTGAAAATTTGACGCATTATGTTTAGTTACTCCAAATGCGCTTTGCGTAGACTGCGGAGTTGATAAAGTATTAGCCAACTCCGACATCATTGGAAATGGTGAAAAGTTAGTCATTGACGCTAAACTAGTAGTGCCTGTAAATTTACTAAATTCTGCTAGCCAAGAAAAGTAAGAAAATCTTTCACTTGTTAATACCATAGGCAATATAATACTATTATCTTGAGCAAAATTAGTCACTGACCCTCCCATAGCATTTACTCCAACTCTATCGCTAAATGAAGTATCGCAGAAATTTGCACTGTTTCCACCATAGCCACTATCATTATTTCCTCTTGCCGCACCAGTTCCCGTTCCTTGACCTTGCGGAGTAAATGCCGAAACATAGTTATTAGGAAAACCACCCCCATCACTCGCTAATCCTCGCATCGTTACAAATTGCATTGGGTTAATATCACCATCACCTTGAATGAAATCATTTTGAGTATTATATCCCGAAATATTAGCAGTTCCTTGTTTATTTCTAAAGGTTAAATTTGTTGGGTTTTGAGAAGAATTCGAGTTAAACAATAATTCAAATTGATTGCTAGCAAAGTCTATGCTTGCTACTCTATCAGTAAAAGTCGTTTGAACTCCACTTCCTGTAACTGTCATTCCAACATGAATTTTATCCATATTACCTGCAACAAGAACAGTAACGGTCTTACTTCCATTTACAGTTTGACATGCTATTACTTGTTCGAGTGCTTGGTTGGTAGTTGCATGTTTTATCACACAAATATACATAATCGCTCCATTAGGCGCACTACCATCCTGTCTAGGAACAGTAGGCTGATAGTGAGCAACAGCGTTTGTTGCACCACTTATTATTGTTCTATGTGGTTTATCTATTAATGTTATACTATTACTTGATGTGCTTGCTACTACTCCAATAAATCTACCTGCCCTGTCTACAATTATATCTTCGGGTTGAACTGTAGTGGTGGGGTTTGCGGCAACGGTTAGCACTTTTCCACTAACATTTGTAACATGCATGTTTAGCGAAGTAATGGTATGTTGTGGATATAGATTAATAGAGCCTATATTTTTAGTGCTTTCCGGTATATTTTCGGGGTCAAATTGATTATAGAAACAATCGAAAACTAACTCGGTTAATCTCATAATACTAAATCTTCTTAGTTTATTTATCTCTTTATTATCAAAAGCAGAAAGAATATTATGTTGTCTATAAGAATCATCTAAAGCACTAATAGTATTAGTTATTCCTTTAGAACCTTCTTTCAATTCCGAATGATTTGTAATATTTAATTCACCTACAGTCAATAAAGAGTAGTTCACTATATTTCTATCTTTAGTTCTATTCAGTAGGCTATCCTTTCTTGTGGAAGAATAAGGCAATAAATCACTATTACTAAACAAAAACATTCTAGCAATTTTAGGGTCTATTTGTTCAAACTTATCTCTATATTGGTGAGAGTTTAAGTGCTTAACTTTATTGTTATTTGTTGGCCTTAAGTTAGGATATGAAGATGGGCCATATGTAGCCAATTTAGTATGAGCGTGGGGTGTATAGAATATTTTAGGTTTACCTCCCTGTCTAAATTGTGTTAATTCAAATGGGTTTGAGTGAAACTGCTCTAATGTTGTTGGTTCAAAAAATCTATCTCCGATGCTAGGTAAAAATCCTCTTGATTCTAATATTCTTTTATTGTCAAAAGAAAAGAAACTTGCCGTTATTGATGTATTAGAAGCGGTTGCGTTTACTGCCGTTCCTTCTAGTGTAACAAGTTTGGCCTGTAATACAAGGTCGCCCGAAGCACCGTCACCAACTGTAGCACCAATAAATGTATTATCGGGTATTCCTGTGCCTGTTATTTTTTGACCCACTTTAAATACATTATGAAAGAAACTATTTGTGCTTCCCGAAATGAATGCTTCTACTGTTATATCTATTACAGAATTACCGCTAACGGTTTCTATTCTACCTTCTCCTATGAAGTTTCTTTGACATATATCTGTCCCTATTATATTATCTTGACGAATACCATCAACATATTGTCCCGCATTATATCTATATGCACTAGCATAATATTTTATTTTACTAGTTTGGTCTTCATACATTGTAGAATTATCGAATAAAAGTTGTTTTGATTTGTTAAAATTACCTTTCTCTAAATTAATCAATCTATAATTAGAAGAACCAAATTGGGATTGATAACTCCCTAATCTATCAACTCTAGCACTAGTTGAAAGTCCATGCGCCCTAGTTCCGCTTTGATACATCACGGGATGCTCGGCTTCCAGTTTAAAATCTAAGACACTAGTAATGTTATTTACATTTAGTTGATTGACCTGTGGATGTAACAATGCAATGTTTTTTCCTCCATGTAAGTGACCACCATTTAATAAATTCAGTTCATGCGTAAACTTAGTAGTTTCTCTCACATCGTCTTGATTATGATGTCCTTCTAATCTATCTATTGGCATTCCACTTTGGAAAGAAGCGGTGAATGCAGTTGTTATATTGATAGTAAGTTCCGCATTGTTGTCTAAAGTGATAGACCTTTCTTCTTTGTTTATGCTTTCAATTAAGTAAGTAGTTCCAACTGCTAAACCTGTGCCTACCACTTTCATGCCAACAAATAACTTTTCAGTATCTACATTTTTTATTACAGGAGAACCTGCAACTATTGATGCTCTTATGAAAGTATGAACACCAACTTCTCGGTCTAATATTATTCTACATTGATTACTAGCCAATGAAAATTCAGTAGGGATATTTAAATGACCGCTAGGGTCAGTATTATCGGCATCATTGCTCATTTCAACGCTATCGCTCCCTACGACAGTTATAGTGGTGGATGAAGGAATGTTAGAATGAGTTGTATCATCTATTACCATACCCACTGATAATTTACTTGTATTTACGGTTAATGTAGCGTCACCATCTGCCGTTGATGCACTTATTGTAATATTAATATCCTTTTCAACTTGTAATATGTTTGCCAAAAACTTACCATTAACAAACAAAGGCTTACCGTGTAAATTCTTTTCTCCTCTAATATTATTAAAAGAAGATAGAGCAGTATCACTATCTACTTCTATAAATCTTCTAGCAATAGTCATATTATGTGTTAATTTACCAACCAAAGTAAAATCAGTATCTTGAGTGTTAGCATAATTAATATCAACTCTACCTAGAGTTAATGGATTATATGGAGCGATAGTTACAATAGTTCCTTTATTTTCACCTGCGGATTTGGTATTAACTATTTCAAAATCAATAAGAGTATTTACAGTATCAAAGGTTGCTTTATTAGAAAAAGTTAAACTTACTCCGGTTGCACTTCCTGTTGCGTTTGCGCTCAACTCTAAAGTGTTACTATTCGTGATGCTACTGACTGTTGTTCCTGTTGGTATATTAGTTCCCAAAACTTCCATCCCTGCAAACAAATTAACAGTTGATGATAGGGCTGTTATTGTCGCATCTCCCGAAACAGTAGTTCCTGTTAAGACAACATCGTTATGTAAGCGAGATTGAAAGTGTGCATCATTTAACATATTAGAAACATCGCTTATTTCATATCCAATTGCATTTTCATGTGTGCTTCCGCTACTACCAACTAATCCATCTCCTTCTTCTCCTGTAGAAGTAATCTTAACACCGGAGTTAAAGAACAGACCTTTGTTAGAAGCACCGCTTAAACTAGTTGTTGAATCTACTAATGTGCTTGTAGCCAATGCTTTGTTTAGTAAATAATTTTTATTAGTTTCTTTATATCCTTCTAGTGCCGTTCCTTCTGCTCTAGCATTATCTACTAAAGTAAAGCCTGTTCCTGTTAGAGTAGAGGCAATCTCACCAATATAACTCATCATACCCGATGAGTGTTTTAGATGAACTTTAGTTCCTGCTGTTAATGTTATACTGCTCGACGAAGTTAGTGTTTTATTAGCAAAACTACAAGTAAAGTTAGCACCAACACTTTGTAATTTATTGTATGGGCTTTGGGTTGAATAAATGATGTCTTGAGAAAATAATGTGTTCTTAGTTATAACAGGAGAAATCAACTTTCTAATATTACTTCTCCCTGCTAATTTTACTTGTGTTAGACCGTTTTCCTTGAAGTTGTCTATTCTTTCTACTGCCCCATGTAATTTTTCAACTAGAATAGCATACTTTCCTTTCATGTAGTCTAACATAGTTCCTTGAGAATGATAGGCCGCTTCATTGCTTGTGCTACCATCCGAATCAAAATATGCTTTATCAGAAAAAGATAAAGTTAGTAATTTTTTATCAACATCTACTGCGCTTACTATGGCATACAAAAAGGAAAATTCTTTCGAGAAAAACTTTACCCGAAGCGCACTATCTCTATTTGCTACCAATGGAAAATCTGTAAGTAATGTTTTATCTTTTTTATTGTAAGCCCTTCTTTCAAGAACGCTATCATTTGCTAAAGTGTAAGAGCCTGTTGTGAATATTGATTCAGTTTCTAATCTATTTTCACTTCTAAAAGTAATACTTTGAGTCTTACCACTAATAGACGCTATGCTTTGCACAATAACTATTCTTGTGCCAACTCTAACTTCATCCCCAACATTTAGATAACTTCCTAAATCATGGTCTGTTGTTGTAGCATAAGTATTGCCGCTAGTGTTGGAAGTTATTACAGCACCTATTGACTTAAATTCGTTCATATTACTACTAAATAATTGATGTCTAATTCTAAGAGGTTCTTCATCTCCTATCTTCTTTGTTAATATTCTAAACGGGTCTGCTAATTTAACTTCGGCCAATGTTCCTTTTGCTCCCATAGATTCAAACAACAATTGGTCTAATACATTACTTGATAGATTGGCTTTATCTTTAGAAAGAGCATATGACAAATATCTATATGGGCCATTATAGTCTTGTGTTGATGTAGTGTTAGTTAAAGCATCATTATCATCTCTTCTAGCATTAGTAAAACATGCGTCACTTGTAAATGGAGTATATGCTAATATTGTTTTTCCTTCATTACTAGTGTGTGTCGCAGGATTATCTTGATTTTTTAAGTTATCAACAAGTTTAGTTTTTAGAGTGTATTTACTATAATCTATAATATCTGTTCCGAAATCGGGAGTAGTTGTAAAAAAACTTCTAGTGTTTATTGCATCACTACTAGCCGATACTCCAACAAAGTCTAGTTCAGAAAATAACATATTATATTTTTTGTTATGGTCGAGTTCATTTTTTTTATCTAAGTTTTCGTTGAAAAAATAAAACAGTGGCCTCGCTACTGAAACAGAAGCAGAAAGAGAGTTTTTAATTCCTAAACCAATTGCCGCTATTGTTTTATCTGTCGGTATGGGCGTAGAATATAGTTTAAACTTAACATTCTTTGCTATCTCATTCCCTAACTTTGGTCTAAACTCAAACGAGTCTCCGCTAATATCATCAGTAAATATTTCCGAAACTTTAGCAAAATGGTGTTTATTTTCATCATCGGAATGAATCATTACAAATAAATGGGTAGTCGTTAAATCAATACTGTTTAGTCTCACTCCTGTTTGACTTATAACATCAAAACACTTTATTCTAATTCCTTCTGTTGTCTCTAAATTTCTGTGTTCTATTCCCAAAACAAGGATAGCACCAGTGGCACTAGTTGTTGCTTTTTCTGTTAATGTAAATTCTGTGCTAGAACTTATGGACTTTATTCTAGCATTTTCTGTAGCAAAACCTGTGCCTTGAACAGATTGCCCTACATACAAATTATTGGTATTGCCACTAGATAAGACTACAGTTGCACTACCTTGAGTAACATTACAATTTGCTAATGTTGTTCTACCAACGGCTGTTAAATTAATACTACCGGAGTTTTCTTCTATTATCGCTACTCCGAAATTATCTACTGTAGAACCATTAGAAGTGGGAGATAGCGCACTAACACAAAGTTGTGGGTTGGTTGGAACATCAAACGCTGTTCTAGTAAATGTAAGAGTTCCAGTAGCACCACTACCGCTTGCTTCCCTACTCATTGTTATGTTAGTGTTAGTTGAGATAGCAGTAACTATTGCGTTATTCTCTATGTTAGTTCCACTCACTTTCATGCCTATTAGTATATTACTAGTATCACTAATCGGTAAAGTTTCACTACCCGATGTAGCAGTCGTTGTAGATTTAGTTACCGTAGCGGTTGGCCTACTCAATGCAACTAAAGTAGAAACTTCTGTCATTCATCTACCTCCTCGAATCTAAAATAGAATAATGCATTATCTAAATTGGGTAATAAGTTGTTTACAAAAAATTGTTTTTTGGTGGTATTAACCATAGACATTTCGTGTAGTTCGCCCATAAATTGCTTATTGGCAGTAGCACTTCCCGCCCCCGTTCCATTATTGCTAGAAGCACCGATAAAGTAATCTTCTTGCGCCATAGAAAAACTACTGGTTGTAGAAATAGTTTCTTTTTTTTGCACAATACCATTCAAAAATAATTGAAGTTCTTTTGTGTTATTATCATAAACACATGCTATATGAAATTGATTATTGATATAACTAGCGTCTTTGAAAGCAGGAATAAAAATATTAGTGCTACTACTAATACTACTAGAAGGTGCAGTATTCAATATAATTCTATTAGGGCTAGAGGCTAAAGAAGAGATAGTTCCTAACGAAGTAAAATTAAAACCATCTCTTATGAATACTTCTTGGTCTTCGTGAAACTTAGCAGTTGAAGCGACAGGTATTGTTTCTGCGCTGTTTGTTCCATTAGTTACTCCTCCGACAACATGAGTTATTCTTCCTGCATTATCAAACCCTTCTAAAGTATCGGCAGTATAGAACCAACCGACTCCTGTTGTAGCATTAATAACCGTGTCATCAGTTGATACACTGTGAACAGTTCCTCCTATTTTCAAATCTACTTTAATTTTATATTCCGATGGTTGATTTTCATTATGTAATGTAGAATTAACTAAAGAAATTGTGAAATTAGTGCTAGAAAAAATATTCATTTCATGCACTAATCTATTAGCAATTGGCATATATTCATTACTTTGAAAGTCTGCACTAGAAGCATTACTAAAAATTACAGTAGGCATGACCTTTTGGGTGCTAGTTGTCGTGGGTCTTGCTGTTGCTGAATATTGCCCGAATCCATTTATGTCATAAGGCGTTAAAATAGCCTCAAATGTAAAACTACCTGTATGAGAAAATATGCCGTATGCTTGATTATCTGAAGTGCTAGGAACATTGTCGCTATAATCTATTCTAACATGACCATTACACATGACAGGGAAGATTAATCCTCGCTGTTTTCCAATAAGCACATCATACATATTATCACCTATGGAACTATAATTGCTGTTTCAAATTCTAAATTAAAAGTCAATTCAAAAGTTTCTGCACTAATATCGCAAGAGAAACTTCTAACGAAGCCTGTTAATCCTGTGTCTGTAGCAGAATCGGGGAAAGAAGATATTTTACTCGGAACATTAGTATTATCTAATTCATTATCATCTCCTCTTGAAGCAAAATTAAAAGGAACGAAAGTGCCTTCATCTCTATCACTTGTCGCATCTATTGTAGTTCCGCTATTTACTCCTGTTCTTTGATTATAGTTAGAATCAACAAACGATGGAATTAATATAACTAACTCATTAAATGCTTGATTCTCAGCAAAACCTGTAGAATCTACGCCCGAAGAAATCATTTGTGCAACTTCGTGCGCTGTAAAAAATCTATCTTTTAATGTTCCATCAAATGTTTTTTTGATTCTTTGGTCTAATATTACTCCACTAACCGATATTGTTTTTTGAGCCATACCTAAATCCAAAGCCGCAGTTATGGACTCTCCGGTAAATACACCGGAAAGGGGAACAGGGAAAGCGGGTATAGTTTTACTAACAGAAATACCAACAGAATTAGCCAACAATTCTATTACATTTGTTTCAAAACCATTTGAAGAACTATGCGATTGTAATTTTAAGAAAACACCTTGAGCCATTTTATCACCTCAACATTCCGCTAGAAGATACACTTCTGTTAATCTTATTTGTTATCATATTACCAACTTGGTCTGCTATTCTTCTAAGTTCCGCATCGGAGGTATCTTTAGCATTAATTGTAACATTGACATGATTATTTACCGTATTACTTTTCATCATTCCAGAACTTTGAGTATTGTTATGAACTCTAGCACCCGCAGGTAAACTTACTAATTCCGGCCCACCTTCACCAACAACTGCCATACCACCACTAGAAACACCACCGCTAGCAAAGAATGGTATGCTACCTGTTAGTTTTTTAATAGCCGCCATAATAAAAGCCCCAACTGCAACTGCTATCAATAAAGGTATAGCATAAATAGCGGCTACTGTTAGCATTTGAATCGCTATTTGTTTAACAACATACGCCGCTAAAAAGATAAATAGTGCTTTCTTTGCTATGTTAAATACGGCACTTCTAAAATCGTCGTCGGTAAAGAACCTATGAATAATATCTAATCCTGTATAAAATACTCCTATTGCTAATGCTAGTAATCCTTTCAACACTACTTTAATTATTCCTAGTCCTATTAACATTAAGTTATCAACAAACTGTAAAGCATAATCTATGAATGTATAAATATCTCCCGATAATAAAGCACCTATCATACTAAATACTAACATAATATTTTCTAATACTAATGAAGCAATATTCTTTATGTCATCCACCACTCCCATTTCACTTAATATTCCTAAAGCATCATGGATGAACTTAGCCAAAACTAAGAATGCCAATATGCCTAACATTAACATTATTAAAACTTTAAATGCATAATTAAGAACAGGCTTCATAGTTTTTTGAAGACCAACCATTCCTTTCCTATACCTTAAAGTTTTTTTAGCCATTTTTTCTTGAAATTTTTTCAATTTATCTCCTTGTTTGAAACTAGCAAGCATGTTATCTCTCATGTCTTCAAATAGAGTTTTCTCAACTTCTGCCGTTCCCTCTTTTGTTGCTATTGTTTTTGTTCCTCTTTTTTTACTCAAAAAGAAATCAGTTTTTCTTAGTGCTTCTTGTTCTGCTTTTATGTCGGCACTTATGCCTGCTCTACCTGCTTCAGTTTTCATTCCTTTTTGAAACTGTGCAACTTTTTGTGCTTCTTCGAAAACCTGCGCTTGTTGTTTTCCTTTTTCTATAAGTTCGTCTAATCCTTTTATCATTGCTTCATTAACATCAACACCCTCTAATATTGCTACATTATACGCTAGAGTTCCTTTGATTGCTTCTCTTATTTGTTCATTTTCTTCGGCATGCTTTAGACTAATTATTCCGGCTTGTGTGCTTTGTTGTTCCCTCAATGCGTTTAGTTTTTCTAACTGAGGTTCAAGAGTTTTAAATGCTTGAACTTGTTGTATAACTGCGTCATTTTGTTCTTTTGCTAACTTAGCATTTTGTTGTGACGCTTGTTCTATCTGTCCTAAAATGTCAACAAACGCTCTAAATTTATTTTGTAGTCTCCATAATGGACTACCGGAAACAAGCCTAGCAAAAATAGTCCATTTTTTACCTGCTTTACTAGTAGCATCCGATACTTCAATAAGTCTCTTTGTAAAACCTTTGAACTCAACGCCAGCAGTTAAAGTGACCTTATTTAAATCACTAAGATTACCTGCTAGTTTTTCGATTTCATCGGCCATGCTACTTACCTGCGTTCTTTTTTACTTTGTCAAGTTCTTCTTGTTTAACTTTTTCCATATTAAAGTGAACCATTAATAAATCCATCACTAGACTCGATGGCATTTTATAAATTTCTAATGGACTTATAGATAGTGCCGTAGCCAATGTATAAGTCATAATTAAGAATACTGTTTTGGGATTACTCTTTTTTCCCTTAATAGCATTCTCAATCATTCGTTTTTTTCTTCATCCTCCTGTAAAGCATTCATAGGATTTGGTAAAATTTCTTTTAATTGATTGCCAACATAAGGGCTTAGCCTTAGCATATCAAGTGTTGAGAGTGATGGTTCTGTTTTTGAAATAAAATTTTCGACCATATAACGATACATAGCATTAATATCAATATCTACATTTTGTGTTCTAGTGTCTATTTTCATAACGCTATTCATGGCTTTTTCAGCCTCTAGCCATGTGGGTTCTTTTACCCACACTTTTAGATATTCTTCTTGGTCGGGTGCTACTTTAACATAGTGTAGCGTAGGCTCTTGTAGCGCAAATAGCGCATCTTTATTCTGTATTACTTTCTTTTCAGTCATATTATCCACCTTCAAAACCAACAAACAAACAAACGGTGTTGGTGGAATTTATGTTTATTCGGCCTTTGGAGTTTCTTTTTTTGCCTCCTTAGCCTTCTTTTTTGCATCAGCCTTTTGTTGGGCTTTTGTCTTTTTTAGTCTTTCAGCGACTAGTTTTCTTTTTTCTTCTTTAGAAACCACTTAATCACCCCTGTAAGACCCAATGAGTTTTAACTGTGCAAGACTCTAATGTTCTTGGCATAACTGTTCCTTCTACTGTAATTGGCCCTTTATCATCAGGTATTGTAAAGTTAGCCGCACTTAAATAGTAATCTTGTAATTTGATTAATATTTGCTCTCCATTTGCTTTATCGAATTGTAGAGTAAGAAGAGTATCACTTGGACTACCTACTTCTGTTTGTTCTAATAGTTCTTCGAATAACCTATCATCTGTTACCATAGCAGTAAAAGAAACTTCATATGTTCTTTGAGCAGGTATAGCATCTTTAATTGATTTATTACCAATACCAATAAATCTTTTATCTTGTAGATTGTTATTTATTGTTAGGGTCAAGTTTGTAACCTTTAGGAATTGTTGTCCAAATACACTAAACAAACCACTTGAGAAAAAGAATGGTTCTAAAAATTCTTCATCAAAGTCAGTAGTGCTATTATCATTGGCTTGTTCAAAGTTAAACAATTGTCTATTATCCGATATACCGCCTCTTGCTTCATACGACTCTTGTTTTCCTAATTTATGAACTGCCCTTGAATTTAAATCTAAAGTCATTTTAACTTCTTCATTTTCATTAGCCGTCATAGTTAATGTATTGACTCTATTGCCTCTTGCTATTCTAACAAAAGTAGTGTCTTCAAAATCATTAGCAGTATTTGTAGTTAATGTGCTAGATTTAGCCATAGTTTGTTCTAAAGCAAAAGAAGGTAGTTTTTCTCCATTTGCTTCTTTGAAAGTATATGTAATCAAATGGTCTGTTCCTGCACCCGTAGTTCCGTCAGTTATCGCTCTTTGTAATAATTCTAAATCACTTGTAGCGTCTAAAGGATGAAGGATAGGAGGCATTAGCGTAGTTCCACTTCTAATTGATTTGTAAAATATTGGCCCTTGTTCTAAAAATTCGGTAACATCATGGTCGCTAGCCGCGCCACCATTTGCGGCATCAATATAAACAAACCTTCTATCATCAACAGAACTTGTGTCGTGAGCAGTAAATAAACTACCTGCGGCTTGATTTTCTAAAGTAGCATTAACATTAGTGCAACGACCTAAAGCGTAATACAAAAATGCACCGTGATTAGTCACTAGTGCTAGATTACCTCCACTAGCAGTTTCGATACCTTTGTATTGATGAGTAAAGTTTCTTGAACTACCCAAAGATAAGTTAAGTTGTTTCATTTCAACTTCTAAGTTAGGAAATGTAGCACTTTCTAAAAGACCTAGCCAATTATCAGCATTTAATCTTTTAACAGAAGCATTTTTTGGACCAACACAAGGCGCACCATATCCTCTAATGTGTATAAAATCACCATTTGCTAGAGTGATTGAGTGAGCAGGACTAATTGTTATATCTTGATGGTCGTTAGCAGTAATAGTATGAGTTGATGCAGGAGTGGTTGTTGAAACATCATTGTCATATAATTCAAGAGTGCAACCAACATACAAATTGTTTACTAATAAATATAAATTTTCAAAATCTCCATGAGTTCTAAGTTTGACTTTATTTGTAAAGCCTGTTCCCGATGCGCTATGGTCTATATTGATAAATAAATCTACTTCGGGTATCATTGTTAAACTTGCTTGGCTTCCTAAAAATATGTCTTCTGTTGTCATGCTTTATCTCCCCTCTCCTTACAAACTTACTAGGGAATACTTAATGCGAATCGTTTTGTCTCTACTGTCAATTTATATCCAAATAACCTCTTTGCCCTGTCGTTACTTTCACTTCTTGACCCTACAAACACTTGATGAAATTTAGAACCATCACTTGCAGTATATCCTCTACGACCTCGCTCAAGCGTATGACGGGCTATCAAGTATAAAGCCTTTAGCCTGTCTTTACCAAAGGCGGCATCTGTTCCTGCTCTTTCATCATGTATTGTTCTTATGTGCATTGTAAATGAATGTGTTTCATTTCTCACATCAAAGTGGACTGTTGGATATTCTAAACTTTGTGAGTCTTCAAAAAATACAATCACATCTTTAGCAGTTAAATCATATCTAACTCCTCTATTCTTATCTAGTGTTCTAACATCAACGAAATTAGGAGTCCCTGCATGGTCAGCAGTTATCTTTCCTTCGCTAATTAAAGTTGTAACAGAAGAACTCCATTTACTTGAAACTAAATCTATAAGTAAACTTACTTCATCCATATTAAATCCTCAATGCTTTTTGTAAGTCTTCATTTATTCTTTGTGATATTGCTTTTACAAAACTATCCTGTGCGTTTTTTAGCATTTCTTCATTGCTAAATGATACATCTATTCCTAATGTTTCCGAAAGTTCCTGCATGGCTTTTTGTCTTTCCATTTCTATCTCTAAAAATTTCTTGAACAATTGTATCTCTTGCATAGCAATCACTCAAGTAAATAAACCAAATCGCCCTTTCCTTTCAGTATATCCATAGCCTCTTTAGTTAGAATATCGTATTTTTCTTTAGTGGTAATATTACCACCTGTTTCAGCAATCATAATTGTTTGGTCATCATGTCGTAACAATTCAGCCGCCACTAGCATTGTTGTGGCTTTATGTATAGCCGATGGCACACGACTTGAACCCGCAACATAAGTAATTATAATTGAGTTTTGAGTATGATACGGATAATCTCTTAAGAAAAATATCCTACCATCATCCTTGATACTCCAAAAACTGCCTAGTCTTTTCATATCCTGTTTGTCAGTAAATATCTCCGAAGTTGATTGTGAATTTTGACCTGCTTTATCTGTAACTGTTATCGTGCATCCCGAACCATCTTCTCCTGCTAAAAGACTTGAAATATTAATTTTATATCCATCATCGGGGTCAATAGAAGCATAAAAGAAATCACTTATGCTTAGATTGTTAGGCGAAGAAGTCCTCTCTTTTTCTCTATTTGCCCCTGTAAATTGAGCAGTATTAGCAGGGAATTCTTCGTTGATTAAATGACAAATATCTCTTGCCGTCGTTTTTGCTCCAAACCTACTATCGAATGTATTA